AGTAAAATATAAAGGTAGTTATAAAGAATATGTGGTTTAAGTAAAAACTTAAACCACATTTTTATATTTTCTAATATATACTGAATAATTAATTATTTAAGTTATTTAATTTTTCTATTTTTATTTTTCTAAATGCTTGTTTATGATGATTTTCAATAAATTTTACAAAATCATTATAATTATCAAATTCTTCATGTATATCTTCAACATAATTACCACCAATGGTTCGAGTGAAATTTTTATGAAATTCTATTATTTCTTCATTATTAGATGGTATATATGAACTAATATTTATATATCCATCATTTTCAATTATGACATAACTATTTCCAACTCTATGTTTATATCCAATTGATTCAATGAGTTTTACAACTCGTTCATCTATATAATCTTTTGATAATTTATCATTCATATAATTTATTTAATTTAATTTTTCTGAGAATTTTTTGATGATATTTATAAATTCTGTAAAATCACTATCAATTTTTACTTTTTTATAGTATAAATAGCAGTTATTGTTTTAAATTATTAAATAAATATAATAAATGTTATTTTTTTATATAAATTATAATTATTCAATTATTATGTGTATCTTTGTAGTGTAATTAATAACAACAATTAAACAACTTAATTAAATTACTAAAATGAAATTAAAAGAAAGATTTTCTCTAATTAAAGAAGAGATTAAAGTTAGAAAGTTTGTAAATCGTCGTGGTATTCAGAGACTTGCAATTAAAATTATGCTATTTTTAAGTATTAGCAATAGAACTGATAAATCAGTTAGTACTATTGAGAATGGTGTTATTAATGTTTGTAGACGACTTCTTAAAGAGCCTGATACTGAATTGAGTATGACTCCAACTACTTTTAGACGTTCTATAAAAAATAAAAGGTTAGGAATTAAAGTGATAGTTAAAAATATGTCTGTTACTGTATATCAAAACAAAACATCATATCCTACGTTATTAAGTGATAGAAAATATAATTATTTGATTAACATTTTCGACACTTTAAAAGAAACTCATATGGATAAAGATGAATTTGAAATTGAAATGGATGTTAAAAATTCAATAAAAACAATGTATGATTACATTGTAGATAATTCAACAGAAACAGAAATAAAAAAATAAAATTAATATGAAAAATAAATTCAAAAAATTGTATTATATTGGATTAAGTGTATACTTTGGTATAGCTTCAATTATAGTTGTTATTTTTATATCTATTGGTGCAATGGTTGTAAATAAAATAGATTCTGCACATAAAAATGATACACAAGAAACATCAAAAGTAGAAATTCCAATAGTTAAAAAAATTATATATGATACTGTTCAAGTGTATGATACAATAAAAACTATTGCTCCTTTAAATAAATCTTCTTTATTTATAAAAGATATTCATAAAGATAGTATTTAATATTTTATTATTTTTAAAAAGTCAAGTTTTGGCCTTACATTTTTAATAAAAAGTAAGGTCAAAACTTGACTTTTTTTAATAATATCTTCTATTTGTTATAAATTTTAAATCATAATTCTGCATAAAAGATTCTTCACCTATTATTTTTATTTGATCTTCTTTCCATTTTGAATCTCTTCCAGGTACCATCCACCAATATGATCTAATTGTTTTAAATTCATTCTTATCTGGATCACCATCAGAAACTTCTGATTTATAAACTAATTCTCTAAATAAATTATTACCATTTGGTTGTGAATTTATAATAATTCTACAATCATCATTCAATAAATCAAGTATATTACTATATAAAATTTCAATATTATTTATTTTTGAAAATTCTTGTATTAATAATATATCACAAGTATTAATATTTGATATGTTGTTTGCTGTTATACTAGTCAATTTACAATTGTTTTCAAATTCTACTGCTGTTTGTGATAAATGAGTAAGTCCTTTTTGTAAGAAAAATGGTAATCCCATATATGACATTTTAAATGTTTTAATTAAGTTAGATGATACAATAGATTTATTTGATAAAATATTAATATTTTTGTTAATATTGAAAGTTAAATAATGTAAAAATAATAATGATATTATAGTACTTATGCCTACTTTATGACTGGATAAAAATATTAAATCTTTAGTTTCATTATATTTATTTATAATATCTTTTTGAAAGTCCATCAATTTTATATTGACAAAACCATCATCCTCCATCAATTTACAATATGTTTCAATGAAATATATAGGATCATTTGAACATTTAGAATATTCTAATAACTCTTTTTGTGTGAAAGCAAAATCAATACCGCTTTTTCTAGTGTATAATATATTTTGATATTGATATTTTTCTGCTCTTCTAACAGCAAATCCATCATTAACTTTTTTATTTATATGTTCAATATCTTCTGTTGTGAAAGCTGTTCTCATAATTTTTTATTTCTATATATAAAACATATTTAATTAAAAATATTAAAAAATAAATAAAAATCAATTTAAAATGTTAGTTTTTCATACAAACTAAAAAAATCAGTTTAAAAAACTGATTTTTTATAGCATTTCATAAAAATTTTTAAAATGTGTGCATTGATAACCCTCAAATTTATATTTTATTTTCATTTTTGATATTTTTTCTTTGACATTTGTTATTTGATTTAATAATATATCTTCATCACGTTTTTTATTGGGATTTGGTGTTTTATCATTGAGAAGTCTAACATATTCCCTACTAAATCCATCAAGAGTATCTTTTAATTTGTTGTAAATTTTTCTTTTCGATTTTACTTCTTCTGATTCTTGCTTATTTGAATTTGTATCAGTTTTTTTATTACCATAATATTTATTATAATCATTATCATAATCACTATCAGTATATGATTTGGATGAATTAGATGAATTATTTAATTTATACCAACCATATATAACTGTACTAATAAATGTTTTAAATGTTGTATAAAAATTGCCTGATACTGTATAATTAAATTGTTTAGTTCCATATTTTACACTAATATCAAAAGTAGGTTTAATAATATTTGTTTTTAGTAACACATCAAAGTTTATTTCTATTTCTTTATATGTTATATTATCTTTTTTAATTCTAATATTACCAGATTCAACAGATATATTACATATTTTATACTCACTTGTAATGTATTTTATAATAAGAGTTAATAAATTGTCAAATAATTTTTCATCAGCAGCATCTTGTTTCTTTTTTATTTCTTCAGCCTCAGCAATCCTTTTTCTTTCTTCTTCATCAAGTTTTTTTTGCATTTTTTTAGATGGCTCACCTTTGATGTCATCACCTGTATTTATCTCAAAATCTGCAATGTTTCTTAACCATTTTGGACTTCTATAGATTCCTTCATTCATATTAAATATAATATATTTTATTGTATATATTAATTTTTAATTATAAATTTCTTTTAATAGTAGTAATTTTTTCTTTCTAATTTGTTGTAAGTCATATGACTTAAATTCCTTATCATAATAATCAATATTTATCCAATTAGAATTAGAATAAATATAAATTGTATAATTAATTCTATCATAATATAAATCACCTTCAACTGGATAATCTGGTTTAATTTCTAATTTTGTGTATTCAAATACTGGCATTTATATTTTTATTTATTTTTATCAACTTAGATAATCTATCAAATCTAGTTATTTTGATTTCTCCACTCTCAAGAGATCTAAATTGAATAAAAATTTCTAATTTAGGATAATTCGATTTTATTAAATAATTTTTAATTATTAAATTATTTATATAATTATTATCAAGATATTTTGATATTTCACTTTTTAATAGTGTATCTACTATTTTTTTATTTGATATATCTAATTTATTAACTAAAATATTTAGATTTACTGTTAGTTCATCATATATTTTTTGTTCGTACATTTATTTCAATTAATTTTTTTCTTCTATTATCAAGTTTTCTTAGATGTTCAAGATTTATTATAGTCTTAGTATAATCTACACCTTCTTTTCTTCTAATACATTTACCAGTAATTCTATCATAACCAGATACTTTTTTTGTTATATCTTCATAAAAAAATAATTCTTTACTATTAAAATTTTCAATTTTACTGCAACATTTTGTGATATCATCAAACACCAATTTACCTTTAATGAAAAATCTATGAATATTTATATTATTTATTAAATGATCAACTTGAACATTATATCTGATGTGAGCAGGACCATAAAGATTGTGTAATTTGCCATTCTGTAAGTAATATTCATATCCATCAAATAATATATGAGTAATATCATATAAATTAAACTCAAGATATTCATAAAAATCATAAAATGTTTTAAAATCCTTTTTATATAATCTACCATTAATATCATCTATTGATAAGAAATTATTAAAATCTATTTTACATTCGATATTTCCAAAATTATACATTATCATATAATAATTTATTTAATTTTATTGCTCTTTCTTCTTGTTTACTATAAAAATAATCATAGAAATATAAATAATTATTTTTATTTATTGAAAATATTAAATCAGATGTGCCATTTGTTATTAGCAATTCATCACCAAGTATACAATCAACTTTATAATATTTTGTGTTTAAAAAATAACATTCACACATATATAAATCTTGTTTACAATAACAATTATCATTAATTTTTAATTCCATTTGATAATTTATTTAATTTTATTGCTCTTTCTTCTTTCTTAGTATAAAAATAATCACAAAAATCATAACGACAAAGTTTTATTTTATTATTTGAAATATTCATTGTATGATAAGATTTTCCTAAATTTATAAAAACACTATTATCAACTATTGAAACTATTTCATAATATACACCATAGATTATTTCAGCTATTGGTTTGTATGGTGATAATATTAATGATTTTTTACAACAATATTTTTTATTGATTTTTAATTCCATTAGATAATTTTTTTAATTTTATTGTTCTTTCTTCTTTCTTAGTATAAAAATAATCATAGAAATATAAATAGCTACAGTATGTTGAATCTGAAAATATTAAATCATTGTGCTCACTATTTATTACAATTTTATTGTGATGTAATAACTCTACTCTATAATATTCATATTTTATTAAAACAAAGCGTCCTATATATAAATCTGATTTACAATAACATAAATCATTAATTTTTAGTGTCATATTCTAATTCACTCTTTAGATAATTTGCTAATCTTTGAATTTTATGTGAATCATCTGGGTTAAATATAAATTCATCAAATGCTCCATAATTACATTTATGCCCAAAAATATACTTAATACCATATTTTAATCTTCTAAAAAATGATAATTTATTTAAATGTACATGAGCATAACAAATTGGTGTTTTTTTATTTGTTTTTTCATTGAACTCCTCTTCATATAAAAATACCATTTGATGCTCAGTTGAGTGACAACTGCATATTATTATATCTTTTTTATTTTCCATATTCTATGTTTTTATTTTTTTTTCTCATATTTTTAATCCATCAATTGTTATTCAGTCATATTATAAGTTTTTATGTATTTAATATTTTTATAGAATCAATAAAATGCTTAGGTAATATATGAGAATTATATTTCAATAAATCAGAAAAGTTTGAATCTAATATAAATGTATCACAATAGTCAGTTTCACTTCTAACTCCGCGACCAACTTCTTGAATTGTTTGTACACATGCATTCCAGCTATACCATTCTGGCATCATTTTTTGTCTTGCTTTAATTTTTTTAGATCCAAGATTTGCGAATGATATTTTTAACACTATTTGAAAACGTGCAAGTTCATCATCCAAAGAAATTCCTTCCATCATTGATGGACTGACTAACACTGTTGAAGTTGTGCTTGTTAAATGTTTTTCAAGAATCTCGTTTCTATCTTCAGTAGTATGAAATAATAACCTTTCATCCATAATGTTTTCTTTTAGCCATTCTGTTATTTCATAATTTGATGTATGAATTATTCCTTTTTTATTTTTATATTTAGCTAATATTTTTTTTATCCAAGGTATTTGATTTTTAAAAGTCTCTTCTTTACTATAAAAAGACATCTTTCCAAGTTTCATGTAAAATATAGGATGATTTTTCAATTCAAAAGGTGAATCAATTTCATGATAACTTGTTAAATCTTTATCTAATCCATTAATAAAACTAAACATTTTAGGATCTAGTATAGATGCAGACATAAAAATTATATGATCGTATTTCGACCACACGTATTGATTTAGGTACTCATAAACGAAAATGTGATCTGTTATTAATTCTATTCCACTATAATTTTTTTCACTTTTATTTTTAATGATATCAAGAACTACATTATCTGGATCATTCTTATATGAATCAAATAAATGTTTAAATGATAATAATTTACTATCAATATTTTGTAAAAATTTAGATATTTCTACTTTTTGTTTTGATTTTGATGATCTAGCTATATCAGATTCAAATTGAGTTCTCTTTTTATATAACATAGGTATTAACTTTCTTTCTAAAAATTCTAAATATTTATCTAAAAATTTAATTTTTGATATATATTTGTTATCAATCTCATCAATTTCTTTTAATTCAAATCCACATCTTTTTAATGTCTTTGAACTTAATTTAGATGATAGATATCCTGAGAATGTTTCCTCAAAGCTCTGACATTCATCTATTATTAGAACATTTCCTTCTCTTCTTTTTAGAGTATCAGTTTGAAATAATGATAATGTGTCAAATAAATGAAAATTTGTTAAACCTATATCACTAGAAATCCAAGCATCTTTTGCTCTATCATAAGGACATGATTCACATCTTTTATTCATTATACCACATAATTCTTTCCCTGTATCACACTGACAATCAAATGGTTGACAATAATAATTTGATTTTCCTTTATAATTACATATAAAATTAAAATCTTTAATGTACTGATTTTGAAGAATCTTGGATGCTGTTAGAATATCAAATTTTGCATCTGAATTCACGAAACCTTTATACCAATTGGCAAGCATTATGACCATAAATGATTTGCCTACACCAGTGGGTAAATTTTCTAAAATAAAACGTTTACCAGTCAGTATACTATTTTTAATAAAGTTTAGTCCATCTATTTGATATTTTTTTGGTTCATATTTTAGAGGGAAATATATTTTTTTATCATCTACTTTAATCATTTAAAGATATTTTTTGTTTAATATAGTGATAAAAATATTTATAGTTTTTTAAAATTTCTTGTATATCCATTATTTTTATGATTTTTAAATAATTCTGATATTAAATTTCTTCTTATAGCAGCAGAATATGCTTTTTTACTATTATATCTAAATTCTTCTCTTGTTTCATATTTATCTACTTCTATTTGTAATGTATCAATATTCCAATATTTAATAAGATGATGTTCTCTATCATAGTCAGCATTTTTATCATATTCAAATAACTCATCAAGCATATTTTTGTTTCTGGCAGAAATATATGCATGATTATTATTAACTCTAAATTCGCCTACTGTTTTATATTTTTCTGCTTCTCTTTGTAATTTATTTTTAGTCCATTTAATACTACATCCACCTAACCCACCTCCGTTACTTATATTAAACATATGCCAGTTATTTTTTTTATAAAAATTTATCCAATATTGTTCTTTCTTTTGAGCATCAATAGAAATCAAATCATCTTCTAATATTTTATATTTTGGTAGAGCAATATTATTATCTTTACAGAAATTAATTAATAATTCGTTTTCACTAAATAAATGCTCTTTATCTCTTCTTTTTATATCATTAGTCAATCCAACATATGCTTTATTATATTCTGACATTTCATAAACGTAAATTGCATAGGAATTATATGACCATTCTTCTTTATCTATATATCCTTCATTTTTATGATTTTTAAATAATATATTTAATAATTTTTTTCTTTTTGCCGCTGAATAAGCATTTATATCATTTTTTCTAAATTCTGCTCTTGTTTCATATTTATTTGAACAAACTTGCAACTTATCCATTGTCCAGTATCCACGATGCACTCTGCTAATATCATAACCTTTATTTTTATGATTTTTAAATAATGTATTAATTAATTTCTTACCATTTGCTACACTATAAGCAGAATTATTTTTTTTATAAAATTCGCCTCTTGTTTGATATTTATTTGCTTCTTTTTGTAATTTTTTTATTGTCCAATATCCGTCTTTTTTACGACAATTATTATATCCATTATTTTTATGATTTTTAAATAATATATTTAGTGTTCCATTTTTTTGAGCTGTTTGATACGCTGATGAACTGTTTTTAGAAAATTCTTTTCTAGTTTTATATTTATTTGCCTCTTCTTGCAATTTTTCTATTGTCCAATGAACATAAGGTTTTCTCATAATATAATCTTTTTAATTTTTAATTCTTCTTTAAACTCTACATCTTTACACAACTCTATTATTACGCAAGATTCAATAAACTTTGATTTATTTATAAAATTATCATCTATTAATTTTAGTACATTAGCATCTAATGATATTGATATTGATAATTTTTTATTTTTCTTTGGTGTTCTCATAATTTTTAGTTATTTTTATACTCTATATATAAATAACTAAAAGTCATATTTTACCATTTTTTTACCAAAAACTTACCATTTTTTCATAACTATCTGATAATAAACAATAAAATAAAAATAACTTTTTAAAATATTTTTTATACAATAAATAAAAACATCATTATGAGAAAGAAAATATCTGATGAACAAAAAAGGAAGAAGATATCCTTATCAATTGATCCAAGAGTTTATGAAATGTGGGTTAGATATTGTGAAAAATATGAAATTGAGAATTACTCTGAGTATATTGAAAAAATTATAATAGAAAAATTAAATCAATGAAAGAACCTAAAAAAATTGTGAAAAGGAAGAAGATAAAAACACCTAATGAAAAAACATATGTTGGATTTGATGTCATTGAATTTAAAGGTATTAAAGGTAAAGTATATAAATTAAAGTATGAATGATGTAAAATTTAAAGTTGGTGATAAATTATTGTGTAAAAAACAATTAGATTCTGATGCACCAATTATTAGAAAGGGAATAAAATATAAAATTATTAGTATTACTGGATATGATTATTATAATGATTATGTTGATTTTGATTATTATATTTTATGTGATTATGGACAATTTGTTTTTGGATATAATCAAATATATGAATATTTTCATGTTGATAGATTTATAAGAAAGAAGAAATTAGAAAGATTATATGAAAGATCAGAATCTTAAAGTTGGTGATAAATTAGTCTGTAAGAAAGAGATGTTATTTGTTGGTAATATATTATATAGAGAGAAAAACGAATATACTATTATTGATATATCGTGTTATAATGGTATTGATAAACATTATAATGTTAGAAATGATATATTTATACGGACATTTTTTACAGAATTAGATTTGTATAAATATTTTGATAGTAAAAAAGAAATTAGAAAGATGAAACTAGATAGTTTGTATGAAAAATCAGAGTCTTAAAATTGGTGATAAATTATTGTGTATAAAAAATGGAATTGTATACGATAAATTTGTATTTATTATAGGTAAAAAATATGAAATTGTAAATATTAAAAATATTTGTGGTGATTATAGGTATGTTATTAAAAATGAGAAACATATATCATTATCTGAAATCACATTTTCATATGTTGATGCTTTTAATGATTATTTTTATATTAATAAATCAGCAAGAAAGAATAAATTAGAAAAACTATATGAATACAATACATAATGAGTTTATTGAAATATGTAAACAATTATTTAAAGATGAACTAAAAACTATTTCTTGTGATGAACTTAATTTGAGAAGTGATTTACAAAAAATAGAAGAAGATTCAAGTATTAGTTCTATGCCATTTTCTAACAAAGAATTATATGCTTTGTATAAATTAGAAATTAGACGTCGAAAATTAGAAAAACTATATGAATACAATAATTGATGATCGTGGTGAGTTTATTAAAAGATATAAACAAGAATTTAAAGATGGAATAAAAAATTATTCTGATGAAGAACTAAATATGAAATATTTATTATTTAAAAAATGTGAACATTCAGATATTAGTGATGTTGTATTTTCTAATAAAGAATTGTCTATTATGTATAAGTCAGAATTTAGAAGTAGAAAGTTAAAAAAATTATATGAATAAAGATGTAATAGATTATCAATTGAAGTTTCAAGAAACAGTTATGGAGTTTATTAAAAAATATTCTGATGATGAACTTACTGAACAATATTTGATGCTTAACACTCAAATTGGTATTTGTCAAGAAAATGACATTTTTAATATTAGTGCTACTAATAAAAATTTTTTAATATTAATAAATGCTATTAAAAATGAAATTAGATATAGAAAGTTAGAAAAATTAAAATATGAGAAATAAAATAACTGAAGAAATTGAGCGGGATTTTCAAAAATCAATTATAAATATAATTGAATCATGTTCTGATGATGAACTTAATAGAGAATATTTAATGTTTAAAAAACACATGTCAGTTGTTGAAAAATATGGATATATTGAAACTGAAACTATTAACATGGCTGGATTAGAAATATCTAAAATTTTTATTAACGAAATTAGAAGTAGGAAAT